CACCCGGTGTTCAACATCGACGCCATCCGCACGATGGCCGCGATCGACCCGTCGCGCGGCCGGATCAGGGTGATCGACGCCAAACCGACCTTCGAGCTCGTCGACGGTGCGGCGCTGCGCATCTGGGATCTGCCCGAACCGGGGCTGCGTTACTGCATCGGGGCCGACGTTGCCGAGGGCCTCGAACACGGTGACTACTCGTGCGCCCACGTCATCGAAGCTAAGAGCCGTCGGGTCGTGGCCACCTTCCACACGCGCATCGACGCCGACCTGTTCGGCTCCGACATCCTGTTCAACCTCGGGCGGTTCTACAACCAAGCGCTGATCGGCGTGGAGTCGAACAACCACGGCCTGTCGACGAACAAGGCGCTGCATCGCGTCGGCTACAACCCGCTGTACCGCCAGCGTCCGATCAACCGGATCGGTGGCGCACAGCCGACCGAGGTGCTCGGCTGGCGGACGACGTCGATCACCAAGCCGGTGGCCATCGACGACCTCAACCGCGCAATGCGCGACGGCGAGCTGCACGTCTTCGACCGCGAGACTCATGCCGAGCTGCGCACCTTCGTGCGTGAGGGCGATGGCAAGATGCACGGCTCACCGCACGACGACCGAGTGATGGCGCTGGCGATCGCCACGCAGATGCTGAAGTACGTGTGGCTGCGCGAGTATCAGCCGATCAGCGAGCCACCTCCGGGGACGTTCGGGTGGTTCGAGAAGATGCTCTTCGGCAAGATGGCCAAACTCGAGCCGGACCGTGAGCGACCACCGATCGGGACCAACTACGTCAGGAGCACCAGATAATGGCAGTCCAACCACGATTCATGGAACAGCGTTCCGTCCAGCGCGGCGCATACGCGAATCGGTTCCCCCTGCAGCGCCTCCATCGCCTCGGAGCCACCACCACCACCTTGCCGACCCTGGCGTCGATCTCCCCGACGACGACAGGTGCCGACGAAACGTCGACGACGATCACCTGCACCGGCACGAACTTCGTGTCCGGCATCACCCGCGTCACCGTCAACAAGGTTGATCAGCCGACGACCTATGTGTCGGCCACCTCCGTCACGTTCGCCTTCAAGGGACCGACGTCCGCCGGGACGCGCGCCATCAACGTGCACAACGGTGAGAAGCCCTCGACGACACCGAAGACGCTGACCATTACCGAGCCCGAATGAAGTGCCACACCTGCAACAAGCGCCTGCCCGAGGAAGGCTCGGACGAGTGCTTCAACTGCCGGGTCTCCACCGTGGGCTTCAACTTCGTCGGGGGTGGTGGCTACACCCGCAAGGCCTTCCACGACCGCACGATCGCCGAGAAGCGCACCGAGGTGCTCGGTGACAGCGTGGTGGGCGTCGACGTTGAACCGGCCTCGAACTTTGGATGGTGATCGATGAAGCAACGTGACCAGCTCAAGTTCATGCGCGAAGAGGTGCAGCGCTCCAAGCGGTGGCGCGACGGTGACAACACCGACGACCTGTGGAAGCGGATGATCGACCTCTATCGCGGTCGGCACTACGACGGGATGTCCAACGACGACCGCCTCGTGGTCAACCTGGCCTTCGCCACCAAGAACGTCATCGCCCCGTCGGTGGCGATCAACAACCCGCGCTTCACGGTCAACGCCCGCAAGCCCGATTCGGCACCGATGGCCGTGATCGTCGAAGAGGTCCTCAACTACATGTGGCGCTGCCACAAGTATCAGGACGAGATCCGCCTGGCCGTCGACGACTGGATCATCACCGGCCACGGATGGGTCAAGACCGGCTACAAGTTCACCAAGGAGCCGAAGGCCAAGAAGACCGACGACGCCGAGCACGAGAACGCGCTCGACCCCGGCGACGACGAGGGCATCGATGATCGGGCCCCGGTGCCCGGCAACGTCGAGACGGAGATGATCGTCACCGACGACCGCCCTTACGTCGAGCGCATCTCGATCTTCGACATGTTCGTCGACCCCGATGCCCGCCACCCCAAAGAGATGCGCTGGATCGCTCAGCGCACCTGGCGAGCTCTGCAGGACGTCAAGGTCGACGAACGCTACGCGCCCAACGCTCGCCGTCAGGTCGGTGCGTCGAGCTGGTCGCGGTGGGACTCCGAGGATGGCGACGGCCGCGACGGCTGGGACAAGCCGGACAAGGGGGCCGTCAGCTACGCCGAGATCATCGAGTTCTACGACCTCAAGCGGCGCATCGTGGCGACCTTCGCGATGGACGGCGACCAGTCCACCGACGGCGAGAACTCGGTGACCGGCGGCGGTGGGTTCCTGATCAAGCCGACCGAGATCCCCTATGGGTTCGGCGCGCCGTTCTGCATGCTGCGTAACTACGAGGTGCCCGACAACTTCTATCCGATGGGCGAGCTGGAGTCGATCGAGTCGTTGCAGCTCGAGCTCAACGAGACCCGCAACCAGATGCTCAACCACCGCAAGCGCTTCGCCCGCAAGTGGCTGTACGCCCGCGACGTGTTCGACGAGGACGGGGTGCGCGCTCTGGAGTCCGACGTCGACAACACGATGATCCCGATCATGGGTGATGCCAACCCGGCCAACTACATCGCCCCCCTGCCCTCGATCGGCACACCGCCGGACTTCTACAACCAGTCGGCGATGATCGAAGAGGACATCAACACGGTCAGTGGCATCAGCGACTACGCCCGCGGTCAGCCCGAAGGCAACATCCGCCGCACGGCCACCGAGGCGGCGATGATCCAAGACGCCGCCAACAGCCGGGCCCGTGACAAGTTGGGCAAGGTCGAGTCGTTCCTCGCCGAGGTCGGCGAGCGCATCGTGCTGCTGATGCAGCAGTACACGACCGGCGAGCACGTTGCTCGGATCACTAGCGTCGCTGGGCGGGCGTGGGTCAACTACGACGCCGACTACCTGCAGGGCTCCTACGACTTCGAGATCGAGGGTGGCTCCACCGAGCCGCGCAACGAGGTGTTCCGGCGACAGTCGGCGCTGCAGCTCGTCGACGCGATGGCCCCGTTCGTGGAGATCGGGGTGATCGATCCCGCCGGTCTGGCGCGCTACGTCTTGCAGTACGGGTTCCAGATCAAGGACATCTCCCAGATCATGGCGATGCCCCAAGAGCAGCCTCAGATCGACCCCGCCACCGGCCAGCCGATCCCCGGCCCAGTGCCTCCTGGCCCGCCGACCGGGGCACCCGAGGCGGTGCCGGCGGAGATGGGTCAGGGGCCCCCGATCGAGCAGATGCCGATGGGTGGGCCGCAGATTCCACCGGAGTTGATGGCCCAGCTCGCCTGATATTCCCGGCCAGCTTGACGGGACGTGGTTGAATGGGGGCAACCAGGCACGGAGCAACCGGAAGGACTCGATGAGTGTCGGACTATGACCCCGCCGTAAGTGGCGAGGACCCTGGTCCGTATGAAGGCAGTCCCGAGACAGATCTCGGGGGAGCTACCGACGACGGACAACCCACCGATCAACCCGTCTACGAGGAACCGAAGAACTATCTCGACATCGATGAGGTCGCGGACCGCTACGTCCGCGTCAAGGTCGATGGCGAGGAGCTCGAGGTTCCCCTCAACGAGGCACTGCAGGGCTATAGCCGGACCGCCGACTACACCCGCAAGACACAGGAGCTGGCTACCCAACGTCAGCAGAACGAGTACGCCCTCGCTGTTCAGCGAGCACTGCAATCTCAGCCCGCGGAGGCACTGCGTCTACTGGCCCGACAGTACGGGGTGAACTTTGACGCTGAAACACAATCGCCACCACCCCAACAGGGGTGGGAGCAGCCGTCCAACGACGATGGTGAAGATGCGTTTCTGGACCCCCTCGAGCGACGGATCAACCAACAGCAGCAGATCCTTGATCGACTCTCCCAAGCTGAACAGCAACGGGAGGCAGATCGTCAGCTGCAGGCGGCGATCGGTGGGCTCCAAAGGAAGTACCAGGCTGATGATTCGATGGTCCGTGAGGTCGTCGGGCAGGCGCTGCAAGCCGGAATGGGCCCAGCATCCTTCGAGATGATCTACAAGAACATCGCCTATGACCGCGAGCAGCAGGCTCGGGCAGCGGCGTTGGCACAGCGCCAGGCGCAGGAAGCGCAACGCGGTGCGGCGAAGGTCAGGGATCAGCAGCTGATTGGGAACGGCGGTTCCGCCAACGGGGCGGGCGCGCGGACACCAGGTACTCCCGATGGACACATGTCCATATCGGAGGCCTACGAAGCTGCTCTTCGTGAGCACGGAGTGGCCTGATCCTCATCTAAGGACGGCCCAACATGGCGGGAAACGCCGCACACCTACCAGTCGACTGGGATGCGATCCTGTCGACGACCATGCACAACTACCGCAAGACGTTGACTGACAACATCTTCACCGGTAGACCGCTCCTCAACTACATGATGTCCAAGGGCCGTGTGCGCACGGTCAACGGTGGCGTCTCGATCGTTGAGCCAATCATCTACGCCGAAGGCGAGGCGGGCAGCTACTCGGAATGGCAGCAGCTGACCATCACCCCGCAGGAAGGCATCTCTGCAGCGCAGTTCCCGTGGCGTCAGCTGTACGCCACGATCGCCATCTCCGGGCTCGAAGAGGCCCAGAACAATGGCAAGGAACAGGCCCTCAACCTGCTCGAAGCGAAGATCATGCAGGCCGAAGAGACGCTCAAGAACCGCCTCTCCAAGCAGCTCTACGGCACCCAGTCGGCACCCGATGCGACCAAGGACTTCCTGTCCCTGGCGGCGATCATCGACTCCACCGGAGCGGTCGGCGGGATCAACCCAGGCGACGCCGGCA